TAAATCATTATCAAAAAAATCATATAAACTAATTGCTAAATATCCACTATTTACAATATTAAAATCTGAATTATAAGATTGAAATTTATAATCTTTTTTATATTCATAATCAGAAATAACAATATTTAATCCAGATTGAAATCCTCCAGTAATTAAATCTCCAGTTGTAAAAATTCCGGTGCATGAATAAATAAACGCTCCAATTATATCTGGATAAATAGTTCCACTTGTCACAGTAATATTAATATAATTTTCTGGGGTAATATTTTGGACGGTTTTAAAATAACCAGAGGGATTGTTATTAGCAGTCAAATAAAATCCTGTATAAGCAGAATTTGTAGCGTAAAGCATCTTATATCCATCTTTATTTGCCCACGTTTCAGCTATTGGATTTGTAGTATTTTTAGAAGATGTACACCCCAATGTATCTATCGCTTCGACGACAAAATCATAATTTCTATAAGGCCCTCCAGTTAACAATATATTTTTGTTTATATTAAAATCAAAAATAATTTCATTATCCGTATCTATATTTAAAGTTCTATCTTCGTGATAAATTGTTGTGGTTGGAATATCGGTAAAAGAAGGCTCTCTGATTGTTAATCTATATTTAGCCCCAGAAGGTAAAATAGATGAATTATCTGCCAAATCTGTATCCCATTTAAAACTTACAGATGAACCTAAATAAGAACCTGTTTTTGTTACAAAATCTGCTCCTACATAATTAAATCTTTCGTTTGTTTCAAAATTTAAATTTTTTATAACTACATTTTCTATATCTGGACGCTTTATTACATCGTGAGATAAAGAAGCAAAATTCGTAGAATAAGTATCATTATAGGCATTATAAGAATAAACCCTTAAAAACCAATTACCAGACGTGGGAGGTAAAAATTGTCCATAAGTTACAGAAGGGGGTAAATTGTGTATTAAATATCTATCATCAGGAACGTTGTTGCCTGTAAAATCGTTTATTTTAGCGAAAACTTTATAACCCGCTATTCCAGAAGTGTCAAATATTTGAAATGAATAATCAATTGGTAAGTTAACAGCCATATTATTTTAATTACTAAACGGATCTACATATTTGCTTTTTAATGTCATTTGAAGCGGACTTGATGGAGTATCAATATTTGTTTTTCTTTGTGATATATAATTAATACCAGAATCAATTTGTAAATATTTTAAACTATTATATTGTAAACCAACAACTTCATATTTAGTAATTTCTTTTTCTACAACATTAATGACCCTATAGTAATCAAATCCAGAATCTAAATATTGAAAATAACCAGTGTAGTTAGATACTCCTGTCGCATTTTCTATAATCCAAACTAAATTCCCTGTTACGTTGTAATCTGTTGTATTAAAACTAGAATTAAAGTCTATTACAGTCCTATTGTTAGTAGTAGTTAAATAAGTTTTATCAAAAATTTTAGATTGTAGTTGCGGTTTCCTTATATTAGCGGCGTCTGTACTGGTTAAATTAGAAATGAGAGTAGGATCATATAAATAAGTTGGAGTCAACAAAGAAAAATTATAAACTAAATTATCATCTCCGCCCAAAGAAGAAGTATTGGAATTTGTTAAATGAGTAGTAATATTATCGTCTAAAGTAATTATTGTATGAGTTGGACTTATATTTTGAATATCATATAATCTTCCACATAAACGTGTCATTTTCTTATGATAATCATAAACTTTAAATACATCACCTGGCCTTAATAAAGAACACTCTAAACCACCTTCAAAATTTATGGTTTCTGTTTCTGTATTTTCTGTAATTAAAGCCCATCTTCCCAACCTTGTCGCTTGACCTCTACTTGTACAACCAAAAGCACTTAATTCTAATTCTCTATAACCATATTTTCTTATTCCTTCTACATCTTCAACGTATTCTATTGCAGGTTTAAAATTATCATATTTGTTATTATATCTTATAATTGCTACCGTATGGCGAGCTTTTTTAGAAGACGACGAATAATTAAAATTACCATCTTGAATATTGACGTTCGTAAATTGTGTTAAAGGCTCTTTTAAAGCGTCTTGTGCGGCAAAAATACTATTTCCAGCATAATAAGTTATTCCATTAAAAATAGATGCCATATCATTAACAACTTTAAAAGCGTCTTCTTTTGAAGATATTAATAAATTACAAGTAAAACGTGGTTCAAGATGCCCAAAACCATCTTCAATTAAATAATCACAATATTTTCCTATCTCGTATAAAGTTATTTTATCTACTTTTGTTGTATCAATATATTTTCCCAATCCATATCTTTCGTTCGTCAATAAATCATAAAAACACCAAGCTGGATTATCTGTCCAATATAAACTTGTATTAAAAGTTCCATCCCATGAACCCGCATAAATTCTTTTTATAGGATCATAATTATTAGGAATTTTAACTTTTATACCTCTTGTATCAAAAGCCCGTTCTGGAATTTGACTAAAATATTCGGCTGAAAATTTAGAATAAACAATAGCGGAATTTGGATATAAATAAGAATTATCATAAATTTCAGTCACAGAATCTATAGATGTTTGATTTCTTATTAATGATGTCGTAGAATCTGGACTTGAAGAAGGTCTTACCACTTTAATTTCCCATCCAATAAAATCAGAATTTTTTAAAAAATCTTGATTAAAATTTATTCTTGTTTTTCTAATAAACCCCTGTGAAATTTTACCTTGAACTGTTTCTGTATATGATTTGGAAGATTTTGATATGGGCGGAACCCAAAAATATTCTGTTTGTTTAAAACTTTGAGTGACAAGATTACTTTCTGTAACTCCTATTTTATTATCATATTTAGAAAAAATAGGTCTATAATAAATATTGTACCTAACTTTAGATCCGTGTAAATCTCCGAAATAGCTACTTGGACTTCCGTCGCTATTTTTACTTTGGTTTGTTTGTGATAAATTAATTATCTTAATATTAATAATAGCGGCTTTACATTCTTTATTATAAATAACATAATATTTCGCATTATCATCGCTTGTTCCAATTGCTTGACTATTATCATTTGTCATTTGAGCTACAGAAGACCTTAATCTTTCGTTAAGTGTTTTGCTTATAGTAATTTCATTATTTGTGGCATTTAAAACTGCTCCACTTGAAGAACCAAAACTAAAATCAGTGACAATAGATTGAAAATTATATTGATTCGCACTGTTTAATATAGGAACTTGATTATAATAAATAGATTTTAAATATCTAACATTTTCGGTTTTTGGTGCAACATCATATAACTCTGTCTGATAACTATCCCATCCTAAATTTCCCGCCGTTCCTTTAAAATAAAATTCTCCCGTAACTAAACCTTCAATTTCTCCTTCGCTTATTAAATCAAAAGTTTCAATTTCTGTTACCGACAATGCCCCACTATAATAAAAATACAAATCACCATTAGGAAGATATTCAAATTGATTATAAATTCCTTCTGGTTCCTCATAATATGATTTTTGAGCCATAAGTTAAAATTTTTCTCCAAAAATAAAATCTATATTAGCTGGAATATTTATATTATAAGTTTTATCTGTTCCAGGAAATAAAAAAGCATATCCATAAATTTGTCTTACAATTTTATAATTATTATCATAATGAAGATAAATCATATTATACTGATAAATTATTTCACCACCTTTGTCTCTTAATTTATTATTTGTAATTTGGAATCCCAAATCATAATAACCATAAGGAGAGTTGCTACCTTTTAAATAGTTTTGTATAAGTTCATCTTCTGGATAAGGTGCTATTCTTCCCAAACTAGCTGAAAGAACATAATTTGGATTACCTAAGTTTGGATCTTTCGGAAATCTAGACGATGACCAAGGTGGACCATAAAAAGCTTTATAGGATTGTGCTACGTCTGCTGTAACGGTTGAAATTGTTCCTAGCGGTTTAGTATAATAAAATTTTGGTCCTGATTTTCCATCTGCACTATCTAACCAATAATAATGAGGTTCGTTTGTCCAGTCACCCTCTTCAATACTGCCTAATGTTTCATTTTGTGGGTTTATTATTGTTCCGACTAAATTTCCATCTTTATCATAAGAATAAAATACATAATTTGCAACATCCGAAACATCTACAAATAATTGTGGTAAAGTTTTTGGATCAAAACCAGCGCTTTTATATTTTATATTATAATTCGCTGCAATAACTTGAGATCCAACTAATAATCTTCCATAAAGTAGAGAAACTGGTCCACCTTCTCTTATAGTGTTTGTAGGACCGTTAAATAAATAAGATGTTCGACCTGTTTGCCCATCTATTTCTCTAAAATCTTCAAAATCGGGTGGTTTTGATAATAAATTTATAACGCCAGCAGCTAAAAGCCCAAGACCACCAATAACTAATGCCGCCCCAAAAGCGAAACCAATACCTGGTATCGTTAGACCTGCGATTATTAAAACTACCCCTAATATAATCCCTAAAATATCATCTCCGCCCTCTATAACGGGAACAATATCAATAGTTTCTAAATTTTCATATTTCATCATCAGTTCAGAATTTTCAATGTTTTTTATTAAATCTTTATCATTTATATTATTTAATGGTTTTTCAAATTTTAATTTTCTTTGATTTACTAAAACTTCATACTTACATCCTTTTTGATCCATTTCTAATAAATATTTAAAAAATTTTCTATTAGAATTTAATTCGATTGAACGCATTGCTTCCCCCAGATTATCGGTGGCAAATTTAAAATTTCCACTAATTTTTTCTTTTAAATGACCATGTAATTTAATATCTACAATATTCATAACAAATTACATCTAACTAAATAAGTTATTTTTTTCTTATAAATATCCGTTAATTTTTCTATACAAGATAATCGTGATCTTGGATGATGTAAAAATTCTAAATTTCCAAGATAAATTCCTAAATGATGGGGCGGACCTTCTTTAAAGTAATTAAAAACTATAATATCGTGTTTTTTTATGTCATTAATATCATTTATTTTATTAAAATTATTATTCAACTTAAATCCTAAATTTATCAAATCGTTTTTCTCAAACCATTTATCTTTTCTATTTTGTATTAAATCATTATCTATTATATTTATTTTTAATTCGTTTTTATAATAATTTTTAATTAAAGTAAAACAATCCGCCCGCCCTAATTCAAAATTTATATTTAAATATTTATTTAGAACGTTATTACACTCGTTTTTAGCGTAATTAGAATCAAAAAACTTAAAAGTATCAGATAAATTATGATAAATTATTAATGGTAAATTATGATTTTTGCTATTTTGTTTATCAAATTCAGAACAATCTGAAAATTCATTAGGATGTGAATGAAAAGAACAAACAATATCGCCTATTAAAGAAGCTTTTAAATAATCCGTCGATTTTATAGTAAAAAAATGTGTTTTATTATTTGATATATTTTGACATGGAAAAATTGAAAATTTAAAATTATTTTTTACAATTAAACCACAAACTTCTTCTTTTGGTTTATTTAAGGCAAAATTTCTTATTTGATTTTTTATATTAATGTTTTTTAATAAAAATTGCATATTTATGAAAAAATTATAAATTTTTATGTTTCAATTCTAGAGGAGCCGGGAAAACCCCCAAATCTTAATTTTCCTTTTTGATTTTCTTCTTTTGTAGGCGGAATATGATTGTTAAAAAATTTTGGAGATACTGATCCTTCCGGTCCCCATCTGATTTTACATCCTTTAATTTTTCTACTACATGCGTCTGCAATCCAATAAACCGTATTTGGAGGAGCAACAAGAGGATTATCTTTTTTAGCTACGTAATAATAAAAGATACCATTTTTTACAATAAAAACACAATCTCCAACAACATAATTTGTTTTATTTTTTTGATATTCTTCTATAGCGCGTCTGCCAAATTGAACATCTATAATTCCTGATTCATTTTTACTTACATCTTTGTAAATTATTTCATCTCTTTCTGTGGCTATAGGAGGAGCAAATTCTGGTAAATTAGCATTTCCATGTTTTGATGTTCTATTTTTATAAGTTTCATAACAACAACCTTCTCCGCGATATTGAAATGGACAAATATTGGAAAGTACTAATCTTCCAGGTAATTTAATTCCTTCTAAATCAAAAATTGTAGATAATTCATATTCAATAGTATATTTATTTTCTTGACTTTTTCTATCAATAAAATAGACTTCTTGACTATAAGCAAAAGCATTTTTAGTGCTATCATCATCAGTTAAAACTTCGTTTGTTGACACCATTATACTTTCATTACCAGTTCTAGGTAAAAATTTTAAAAATGTTCTAATTCTTGTCAATTTAGATCCAGTTAAATCTCCTAAATTATAAAGTTCTTTTTTTAGAAGACTTAGGGCTAAAATACCTTGATCGTTAACTGTCAATCTTATTTTTGGTGTTGGTGCGGCTCCTTTACTAGAATATTCAAATCCTTCTGTTTCAATAGGGCAAAGTTGATATGTTTTTTCATTCCAACGAATATCTCCAACTGAAATTTTGACGTTGTTATGAAATCTAAATATTTTTTCGTTACTATTTAATTCTGTTCTTGATAGTATTCCTTTATCAAAAAGAATTTGTCCCAAATCTATTTCATATAAATGAATTAATGTGTTTGGATAAAGTTTAAATAATTCAGCATTATAATTTTTAATGCTTGTTTGTGCGTCTGAAGTTGTAAAAGTAGGACCGGGCATTTAGATTGGAACTTGTATAAATTTAGCTTTTATAGTAAAATTATCATAAAAATTTCCTTGATCAGACCATTGCGAACATCGAAAACGATATGTTTTATTATATGGTGGTGGAGCAATCCATAAAAAAGGCTTTTGACCTTCTAAACTAAATAAAAAGTGAGATATGGCCGTTGTTTCTATGGCTGATCTATTATCGAAACCAACATCATAATTTAACATTTGGTTGTTTATTCCATCTTTTGTTACCTGCGCGTATGAGTCTCCAAATTGAACAGTTTTTATTTTTGGTTCATGCGCATTTGTATGTCCATAAGATGGACTCCAAAAAAAGAACGGTAATTGTTCAGCACCATCTATTAATTGTCCATTCCAATTGACATTATTTAAAGCTGGCGCGGAATTAGTATTTGTGTTAATACAATACCAATAATAAGTATTTCTTTTAGCTATATCGTTGGTATTATAAGTAGTGCTCGAATCCCAAAGAAAATCATTATCGTTATAAATTGATAAACTCATTTTTTAAACCTTATTCCTTTATTTTTCTTTTACACTTATTTTTTTTATAAAAAGTGTAATTTATATTAAATAAAAGGCAAAAGGTCATTAAATTTTAATTAAAAATGTTTTATAACTATAAAAACTGTAAAATTAAGATTAATAATAATACGTTATTATGTAATGATATTCAATTGTCTTATACCGCATCGCTTAATCCCGCATATAGAATAGAAAAACGAAACGCTTTTTCTTATTTTTCTTCTGATAATATTAATGGATTATTAAAAATAAATTATTATTTAACAGGAACAGATTTTTTAAAAAAAAATGTAACGGCAAATGAAAAAATTTTATTGTCTGGAAATTTTAGTAGTTTATATTTTAACTCTGGATATTTAAATAATTATAGCATTAATGCACAACCAAATTCACCAATTCAAGCAAGTGTTAATATTATATTTTTTGAAGATTTGAAAGGTGTTTTTCAACCAACTCATTCTGATATTCAAGAATACGATTATCTTAATTTTTCAGATGTGACACTAAGTCAATTTAAAGGAAGTTATAGATTTGATAATATAAATTCTTTTACATACGAATATAATAATGATGTAAAACCTGTTTATTTTGTTAATACGGGGAGTGGATTATTAATAGATACTCCGGATAGAATAACATATGGAGAAAAAACAATTTCAGCATCTATACAAACAGATATATTAAGTGGTGAACTTCCAATTCAAGGAAAATTTGCAGGTTTAACAATTAATTTTAAACATCCTAAACAACCCAATTTATCTGAAAACTTAGTGGTTTCAGGATTTTTATATCAAAAAAATTTTTCCGTAGGAGAAAACAAAAATCTTGTAAGTTTAATTAACATAAAACAAAATCATTCTGAGAATTTACCAATTATTAATACTTTAGGCGCAACTTTTATTAAGCCAGGAAGTGAATATAGTTTTAATGGAACTTATTTTTCTACAACACAAAAAGTAACAATTGAAGAGATAGAATGTAGTTTTGTGATTGATAGTGATACACAACTTACAATTATCGCCCCAAATAATGTACGTAATGGATATATTTATGTAACAAATTTTGCCGGAAAGTCAAGATCTCCAGACATTTGGTATGGAGATTATTCAGATTTAGCAATACCATCTTTCTATTAATATGTTAATTTCAGGATATATAAATGATTTAATTACCATGTCTGGAATGAATATTTATAATGTTACAGGTATTTATTTTTCTGGACTGGCTATTAATTCAAGAATTCCTTCCACTTTCTGGATTACAAATACAAAAGCAATAACCGCGAAAATTCCAGAAGAAGCATATTATGGTAAAATAACTATTTTAATTCCAACTAGAGATTTGACTGGTTATTCTCCATTTGAATTTGTTCCAATTCCTATTATTAATAAAATACTACCATCATCAGGAATTTCGGGTGATACAATTTTAATTTCTGGAAAAAAATTTCAAAATATAACAAGAGTTACTTTTAATAATATAGAAGCTGCATCTTATTTAACTCCATCAACATCTGGAATTTCAGCGGTTGTTCCCACCGGAAATACTTCTGGTTATATTAAAATTTATGGTAATAGTGGAGTTTCCGCTCTAAGTAATCAATATTTTTATCCACAAGTGAAAATTACAAATATTGATCCTTCTACTTCTAGAACTAATTTTCCAATAAGAATAACAGGAAGTAATTTTACTTCTGGATTAATGTACAATTTAGGAAATAATGATTTTCAAGTGTCTTTTAATGGTTCAATAACTGGGTTAAAAATGGTAAGTTCTACATTATTAACTGGCTATATACCTTTATTAGCAACAACTGGCCCAATACAAATTTTTAAAACAGATGGTTCTTCAACTTATGGTAGTGATATTATTTTTACAAAACTTTTTGATCCTCCAGTTATTACAAAAGTCACTTATGGTAATATTAATTATTCCGGTCAAAATTTAAATTTAATATTATTTGGAACAGGATTTTCTTTAATTAGAAGTGGAATTTTAACAGGAATACTAACTCAATCTGGAGCGGGGAGTGGTCAAAGAAATGATAATTATTCTATAAATATTAATTCTGGATTTATTACTACGTCTGTGGACGGATCAATTCTTAAAATTAATAATTTTCCTACCCAAAATGTTATTAGAACAGGTTTATATTCTTTAATTATAACTGGTGTTCAAGGATCGGGAATAATACAAACAGGTTTAATTGTTTTGTCACCTACTAATTTAACTAAATTCGGAGCTAGTGCCAGCCAATCTTCATATATTAGTGGAAATTCAATATACAATGCTTATAGAGCTATAGATGGAAGATCTGATGTTTCTATAAATAATATTGTTGCGACTTCAATAACTAGTGGTGGGACAAGACAATATTGGGAAGTAGATTTAAAACAAAATTATATTATTAATTATGTAAAAATTTATAATATTAGAGGGTCTGGGATTGTTGGAACAAATTATGAAACCGGATTAACAAATTTTTGTGTTGACGTTAAAGATTCTGGGAACATAAGTAGAAATTCTGGAAACGCTTTTGTTTTTAATAAATATTACCCCGGAAGTGGAATTTTTCCAAATCCATATGTTACGGGAATGCCAAATAATATTACAGGCAGATATATAAGAATTCAGACAAGTGGGGTGGGATATTTAGCTTTAGCAGAGGTTGAGGTTTTTTAATGTTAACAACGTTTATTTTAAAAAAATAGATATTATTGACAAATGTTTACATAAAAAGTATAAAGAAAATAAAATAAATTATGAATATCATTGGAAAAACAATAAGTGATGTTTCAATAATTAAAATTCATGAAGGGATTCGTTCAATACAATTGTGTTTTAATGACGGGAGTTATTTAAGAATAGATCCTCAATGTAGAAGAACTATAATACTATGTCCCAACGTAGAATTGGAGCATAGTCGCGACAACCAAATAACTATAAAAAATGAACAAGACATTAAACCGCAACGGCTCTCGATTATTACGTCTAATGACGGGTTATGTGGTTGTCGTCAATGTCTTCGTGACCGTAAAGAAATAATGTACGATTTCCCAATGGAGATGTGTCGGATGGTAGTGTGCGAATATTGCGGTAATAAACGCTGTCCACGCGCTACCGATCATCGATATATTTGCACTCAAAGTAACGAACCGGGACAGAAAGGTAGTGTGTGGGAAAATATAAAATCGTATAAAGCGGAACGATAAAGCTAAATAATTAGCTGTTAATACTACTCAATCTGAAATTAGCGTCCCAAGTTATCAAAAATCATCATCTTAAATGCGTGTATCCAGTTTGCTTTAGCGTTTTTATTCGATAATTAGTTTTTGGTAATTTATCCAATATTCAGTGTAAACAAAATGTGCCAAATAATAATCGAATCTTAAAATATAGAATTTTTGGATTTAATGACCAAGCTGAGCCATGGCGCTCTGTCTCACGACAAAATATCGAAAAAACCCAAAACCAACCCGTAATCCTACCGTTGGTTCCAGCGCCCTTGTTAGAATGACTGATTTCACAATCACTATATTTCCCTGTAATAATAGTTATAATGTACTATCCAACATTCCAAGAGCGTATTTACGACGAGACATTAATTGAATTACTTAAAGATTGGCTGAAAATACCGGAACACGAAGAAATAGAACCTCGTCGCCAGAAGTTCCAGAGATTGCTGGAACAATTAAAGACAAATCAGGATTGCTACATACTAGAAGAAACAGCTTCTCGGAAATCCTTGTAAAATCAGGATTTAAAATATTTTGATTATTTTTCAGACGATTAATCGTTAAATCAATGTTTGTTTCGCGTCACAGCTAGATAAGCGCTTTTCATAATATTTTAGTGTAAAAAATTATATAATATGCAAAATCTAACATCTTCCAACATTCAGGTAAACAGTTTTACGACAGAGAGGGTTATACGGGAATCTAACGATCAAGCTGAGCGACAGGCCGAAAAAGCCACCCAGCCTGAAAATAGCGCAACTAAATCGCCAAAAACCGTAAATTTACAAGCGGGTGGCCA